AATCTTCTATAGGCTTTGACACCGGCTCGAGTCATGCCTGCTCCAGACTTTGTAGGTCTAAAGTTTTTTTTATTTCTAGCAGGCATAGTGCCTTTAGAAAATTCTTCTCTCATTTGAAAATCGTTTCTCATTAATCTAACATACCTTTGTAGTATTTAGCGTAAGATGGATTGTTTAATGTTTTACCACCATATTCAGAATTAATTGCAGGTCCTATGTATCCACCGCTCATAGCTTTCTTTCTTGCAAATGTTTTTACATTTGTTGGTTTACCACCAACACCTTGTGCTTTACTTCTTTTCCTTGCAACGGCACTCCGCTTCTGAGAGTCTGTCATCCTTGCCGCTTTGGCAGCAGGGACGCACTTTGGATACTTTCTTTTTGATCCACTGGCAGATTTTCTTCCACATGGTTTATGGCCTCCACCTTTTTTCTTGGAACCAATATCTACCCATTTCTGTTTGAACCATTTATCAAGACCATTCTTTGCCATTTTATTTTCTTAGAATGTTTTTATTCATTCCTTTTTTACAGATTCCGCCACCTCTAAGACCTTGTCTTCTTAGTCTATCAGTAGCTTCTCTTAAACCACCACCAGCTAGTTTAATTCTTCCACCCATTGCAGATGGCTTACGACCTTTAAAATCTTTTCTTTTTGTGCCAGATGGATCTTTAATTTTACCTGCACAGATTTTACTAGCGTAGGCATTAGCATATGCGCTAGGGTATACATCGAATTTTGCTTTCGCTGCGGCTTTACCTCTTGGACATAGTTTCGTCATTAAGACCTCGCTGTTTGTTTGGCTCGTCTAAAATTAGCTGCTGTAGGTGCGCCCTTTGCACCTTTCTTACGCATTTTTTTACCACTTTTTCTTTTAGCGTGAATGTTTGCGTATAAACCTTTTCCAGCCATTAGCCGATTACCTTTTTCTTGTTTTTCATTTTTTTGACAACTTTTTTCTTTTTGCTGCCAGGTTTTTTAATTACACCTTTTGCAATTAAAATATCTTTTTGAGTAACTTTACCGTCACCAGACATATCAGGGAAGCTGCCTTTTTTGTACATACCTCTCTTCATCATGCCACCACCCATAGCACCACGTCTATTTGTAGTTTGTTTATTGTATCTTGGATTTGCCATTATTTTTTTCCTCCTCTAAATATTTGTGTACCCTTTATACCAAAAATGCTCGCCACGACAAGGATCCATAAATTCGTGAACCAGCTCGGAAGGGTAGAAAAATATTCAAAGAATAATTTTACCTTCTCCATCGCAGTTGGATCGTCCGATAGAACTGCCCAAGCCAATACTATAATCGGAGCCGACAAAATTATCAATACAAATTCGTCTTTCCAGTCGGATTGTCTGGCTTCAAGAAGTTTACCTTGGTAAGCCTCCTCACCTCGGGCCATACGCTCTGCATGCATTAGTTGTGCATCAGACATTGCCATCTTCGTCTTCTGTCTGTTCGCGTAAATTTTGCTCCCTGCTTGTAAAGCAATCTTTGCTAAACTAAACCACGCCATATTAGTACCACTTAGCTTTTCTTTTTTTCTCTGCTAAGATATTTCCTTGACCTTGAACCTCTGCTTCTTGCATTTCAGATGGATCAGTTGTTTCGATCTCTTTTCCACCTTCAACATAACCATCTTTGTTCGTAAACATATCGTGGTTCAGGCCTTTTTTGTTTTCTTCTGCCATTTTAGCTCCTTTTATCTATTCCAGCTCTAGAAAGTGCAATCGCAATAGCTTGTTTACGACTTTTTACCTTCTTATCGCTTTTACCTATGTTGAGTTTACCTTTTTTAAACTCCTTCATAACCTTTTTAACCTTTTTTTGAGGTTTTGTCATCTTCTTACTCATCGTCTCTCCTAATTATCACGTTACCTGGGCCCATATCTTTAGCACTTGGTAAAGTTTTTGATAAAATTGTCTTTTCAATCGATGTGTTAGCTCTTAATTTTGCTAATTCTTCGTTTTGTTCTAGTTTTTCGTCTTGATTTTCTTGATTCATCATCGCTCTCATCTTATCTAGGTTTAATCTCTCTTCTCCTTCTTGTTTTTTTCTAGCATTTTCTTGTGCTTGAAGGTCTAATTCTCTTGCTCTTAGTTTTGCAATTGGATCATTGTCAAATTGAGATGTAATTTTCTTCTCTTCCTTCATAAATTCTTCCATCATGTCGGCAATTAGTTGTGCTTTTCTTGCTTCTATTTTTTCTGCCATCATTTTTATTTGCATTTGTATTTGTGGGTTCATTGCAGCTTGAGGGTTTTGTCTAATAGCTGCAAGTTGCTGCATTTCTCCTCTAAATTCTACTTCAACTTGTTCTGTTGCCATTAATGAAATGTGCTCAAAACAATTTTTTTCTAACGCAGCCATAACAATTGGATTATTTCTAGCCATGTTAGTTGCCATAAAATTTAAGTGAGATGTAATATGCGCTCTATGATCCTGACCAGGATAAGCTTGGAACGGTTTCCCAGCGAGAGCATCGATATGCTCTAACGCTGGGTCCTTTGGTGCGGGAATAGGGGGTCGTTTTAAAATCTTATCAATATCTTTTACACCTAAAGCTTCATACATATTTCTATACGCTTGATACAGATTGTGTATTTGTGGATTAGATGTTGCCAGCTGCAGTTCCGACTGTGCGAGGGAAATACGCTGTGTCTGAGAAAATATGTTGGGATCCGCAACTGGCAATATATCTACTCTATCGTCAAAGTCCATTTGCTTAATCATTCTTTGACCACCAACAACATCGTAGGGATATTCTTGCGGTAGATATAACTTAAAAACTCTTGCTAATAATTTGAACTCTTGTTTAAGAGCTGCGTAAATTCTTTTGTGAATTGCAGACATTGTTCTGCTGCCTCTTTCCAACAAGGCTACTGTCGTACCCACTGCCGCTTGTTGATTACCCTCACCTACTTGCAAGTCTGCTATTGAAGCGAATCTTTGACCTGCTTGTACTACGACGCCCATAAGTTGCAAGAGAGTTTGTGACGGCTCTTTAAATGGTAACATCATAAATGAATCTCTGATGTTTCCTCCTGGTGCATCCACATCTCTAAATTCTCCTGGTTGAATGCTCTGAGCGTCATCTCTAATTCTAATACCTCTTTGTTTAAATCCTGCAGGTAAGTTAGATAAAGTTCCTGCGTCTAATAGTTGTCGTAATGCAGCCGTGGCTGTTCTTGATAATCCACCAATCATGTGTATTAAACCAAAACCATAGAAACCAAGTCCTGGTAAAAATTTAAAGTGCACGAAGTAATCTACTTTTTTTCTTAATGGATCACCTACTTCATAATTTCTTTTGATTGATAAAACTTCTCTAGAATTTTCTTCAAGTGTCACAACGTACGGAAGTTTAATTCCTGTTGGTTCACCGTCTTGGCCTATATCTTCAAAACCCTCTAAGTCTAAATTTACATGGCACTCTAATAAATTAAATACATCTTCGTCTCTACCTTTGCTTGCACCTTCAAGTTCTCTTTCTTTTTTTTCAACTTCTGTTTCATTTACAGGTCCTGGTTTTAAATCAACATCTCTATAAAAACCACCCACTTGTTGTTTTCTTAATTCGTTTTCAGATATTTGAACCCGATGAATGATCGACTCCGCATCATCTAATGAGGTAGCTGTATACGGAACAATCAAATCATCTGCGGGAACAAATTTAGAGCAAGCCATTGAACTTGCTTCATCGTAGTATACCTTTTTAAAAGCAGATCCTGCTAAAGGTAAATGAAATAACATAGAATCAAAATCTGGTTCATAGTCTTTCATTTTTTCCATGATTTGATAGTTCATGAAATCTTTTACTCTTTGTGATTGTTGTTCTTTTTCTGGTGTTGGTACACCTAAAATTTGTGTTCTAACTGGGCCGTTAGCTGGTAATAATTCTTTGTAAGCCAACGCTTGAAACTGTGTAACAGCTTCAGCTAATACTGGGTGAGTTGCACCTGATGCACCTTGAAAGGGTTCTGTTCTGTTATCGTATTTAAAACCTAATAAATCTAAACCTTCTCTGTAACCTCTCTCCCAATCTTTTCTAGAATTTTTATAGTCTTGATAATTTTGGTATAATGATGTTCCTAATCTTCCTAGTACATCGTCAGGTAAATGTTCTGCTAAATTATCGTAGTGATTTTGTCCACCTTCAACAGATCCTATTGACGGATCATAGTTTACATCTACAGATCCATCTTCGTTTTCTGTGACTTCTACGGGTCCACCCTCTTCAGTAATTTTTTCTTGCTCTTCTTGTTGAGCAACTTCTATTTCTTCAGGTGATGGTATTTTTATCTCTTGCTCTACGTTTGGAAGAGACTTGTCTATGTCTGCCATTTATTTTCTCCAATTTTACAGGTTTAACAGTATTGTAATTAATAAGCAAGCCCTCAGACTGAGGACCTGATTTAGGGGGTATTGTCTTAGTCAATTTCATCAAACACCTCTAATTCTGCAGCCTCATCAGCTGCTTGTTCTGCTCTAGCTTCAGCTTGACCAACGCTAACCTCACCTGATTTCATATCTTTAATTTTTTTACCTGTTGCAAATTCTTCCATAGCTCTTGTATCTGGTCCTAATATTTGATCTAAATCATCAAGAACTTCCACATCAAAATCAGCATTACCATCAGGATCTACGTTAACAGGCACTTCTTCTTGAGCTATAAATTCACCTGGTTTCTTTACAGCTTTTCCTGTTTTCTCATCTATAAGTTCAAAGCCTGGTGGTTCATATTCAATCATGTATTTTTTTCCGTATTCATTTTGACCTTCTACAAAAACTCTACCATCATCATACCTACCTATAGATATTCCTGGCAGTTCTTTTGGTTCATATACCGTTAAATCTGCATCTACTCTTTTACCTGTGCCACCAAACATAACTTTATTTATTAAATCTGGAAACCAGTTTGGCATTTTAGTAGAACTACCTGCAACCTTAACTATAGGTTTAGCAACTTCTGACTTACCTAAAAATTTACCAAAAACAGGTAAGGACGCAATGCCTCCCATTATTTTTAAAAATAATCTTCTTTTAGGATCTATGGGTCCATCAGCAAAACCTATTCGTCCACCGTCAGCTGCCATGATACCACCTTCCATATCAAATCTTTCGTCTAACTCATCTGGTGTAAGTTGCTCTTGTGGTAAAAATTTATATACGTCTGCGTAACTATCAGTTGCTCCTTGCACACCTGTAGACGCTGCCATGATTTGTTGAATTTTATCTTCGACAAAATTTGGATTTGTTAATGCAAAATCTCCAAAAATTTTACCTGCAATACCTGTTTCTAAATTTTCTTTTCTTTTTTTAGCCTCTTTTGTTGCAAGCTCTCTTAGAAGTGAAAAGACATCAGGATTTTGAACTTTTGGTTTTCTAAATTGTAAATCTAGATAATCATTCATCAAACCTTTTTCCATTGCTATTAAATCAACACCTTCAGCTTCAAAAGGATTATCTTCTAAGTATTTATAATTTTCGAAACGTTTTTTAAATCTGTCAGCGTCTCTTTGATAGTCAATTACATTTTGTACACCAACTTTTTGTTCTTCTGTATCAGCAAGTTTTAAAAGATCTTCATTAAGACTTCCTAAATTAACACCAGGTATAGCGTCAATTGCACTTCCTACAAACGTATCTCTAGCTGTTTGACCAAAAGTTTTTCCTTCGGACATTCCAGTAATAATTGGATCAGCTTCTAGTAAAAGACCTACCCCTAAACCTTTTAAACCAGGACCAGCAGAGATGGCAAGATCTGCTATAGTAGCAGCTCCCCTTGCTCCTATCTTGGCTGCAGGTTTTACAAATTCTTCAAAGCCAGCTTTCATTAAAAGAGATGGATCAACCCCTGCTCCTTTTCTGTTTATAAGTTCTTGAAAAGCAGTTAATTTTTTCTGTCCCTGATTCTGCACCAGAAAATTTTCAAATAAATCTTTATCAAAAGCAAACTTACCATCTTTAACTGTAGATAAATATGCCTGGCTGTGTTTTAAAT